AAGTAACCTATGGTCATGATACTGATGTTAAGAGTAATCGACTGGAAAAAGTAAAGACTGCTGTTAAAAACACGGGTAAAAAACTTGTTCGTGGTGCAGGATATCTTGGTGGACTTGCTGTAAGAGGCGCTAAAGCAGTAGGAAGAGAATTAGGTGCTGGGTATAAGAGAGGAAGACATGGTTCTTCAGGATCTTCTAGTTCTTCTAGTGGATCTTCATCAGGTTCTGGTTCTTCGAGATCTTCTGGTTCTTCATCAGGTTCTGGTTCTTCTGGATCTTCTAGTTCTTCTAGTGGATCTTCATCGGGTTCTGGATCTTCAAGACCTGGTTTACTTGGAAGAATTGGATCTAAGTTAATGAGAGGACTTGCAAAGGCGGCAAAATCAGTATCAAGAAGATCAAGAAACTTTGCTCGTAGACTGGAACAGGGATCCTCATCAGGTTCTGGTTCTTCTTCTCCAACAACTCAATCCACATCTTCTCAGCAACAAAGACCCAGAGTAACTCAAGGTCGTGGAGTAGAAACACCAAGTTCAGTCCATTCAAAATCTGGAGTAAGGACTGCAAATCCACGTAGCGGTATTGGTAGTGGCAAAAGAGTAGAAGTTGCAGGAGAACGTAAAAAAGAACAACCAGTTCAAAGAGTTTCTGTTAGAGATGTAACTCCGCCAAAAGCACCAAAAGCACCAAAAGCACCAAAAGCACCTGTAGGAACTTCTGAAAATCCAAGAGTAGGACAACCCGCACCAGAAAAACCAAAATCAAAACCAGAACCAACAGTAGTAAGAAGAAGAACAGTATCGACTAAAGGATTTGGTAGTTTCAAACCATCATCAAGTGGAGAAGAAGCATATCAGAAGAAAAAAGAAGAGCAAGAAACTGCAAAGAACGCACCAAAATCAAAATCAAAAGCACAATCAAAACCAAAAGCACAATCAAAACCAAAACCAAAACCAGAAGATAATCAAGATGACACTGATGGAAAATTAGATGATTTACTAAAGACTTTCAGAAAAGAAAGTTATCAACTTTCAGAAAAAGCAGAAAGTGAACAACAGCAAAAGATTTTTGGTCTTGCTCTTTCTGTAAAAAGAGGAAAGACTCCAAGATCAAAAGTGAGTGCTGAAGTTCTTAAGATTGTTGATAGTATGAGTGAAAAGAAAATTCGTGATTTTGCTAAAACTTCTCATGAAGGAATTCCAAAAAAAGTTCAAACAAAAGAAGATGCAATAAAAGAACAACTTCTTTCCAGAATGATTGCAAAAATTGATGAACAGGCAATGGAGATTGCACCAAAAGTTCAGAACCCACAAGAAAAACCACAAAATCCATCTGCAGTCAATCAAGTTTTACAAGCAAAAATAAAAGTAGATTCTGCAAAAAAAGAATTTGCCACCAAACAAAGAATGGCGGCACAAAAGGGCGTTGATTTATCTTCAATTTCCTAAATAGAGAAGGATATCTTTTATAGGAGGTCATTATGGGAGTATTAGTAGAGGTTGTAAAACCACTTCTTTTAGCAGCAATGAATTCTTGCCATACAAAAAGACTTGTTTGTGAACTTCTTGATCGTTATGTAAATACTACTGATAATGATATTGATGATCTAATTGCAGGTACAGTGAGAACTGCGCTGCTTAAAGGTTGTAAGTGATTGATTTTTTAAAATAAATTACAAAGGAGACCAAAAGTAAGGTCTCCTTTTTTTATAAATATTCATATCAAATAATTTTTACGGGAAAAAACATGGCACTCTGGGGAGACAAAGATAACATTTTTTCTGGTGGAACAGTATCTTTAGATTACCAAACTGGCGTTGTTACTGGAAGTGGTACAACTTTTGGTAATGTTGGTGCCGCTGGAACTGGAGATGTTATCCGCTTTGGCGATGTTGTTGGTGGCACCTATTATGGTGATGCTGTAATCGTTGGTATTGCTAGCACCACTCAATTATCAATTGGTTCAACCAATGGTCTTAGTGGAGCTACCATTTCTGGGGCTCAGTTCACTGTAAACCAGGAACCAAAATATACCATTGATGACGTTTTTTATAGTCAGAAGCATGAGGGTTTTGGAGAAACCATTAATGCTGTTGTAACGACTGCATCTGCTCCTGGAGCATCAATTGGAACCAGCATTGTTGCCGTTGCTAGCACAACTGGAATTCTTGTTACAGATACTCTTACTGCTAGTGGTGGAGTCAGTGCTGTAGTTTCTTCAATCGGTGCTACAACTGTTTCACTTGGATCAACAATTTCAGCAGGAATCACGACTGGTGCAACCATTACGTTTACTCGTGTAACTGGTGCTCGTAATACTTATGTTGCTGGTGTTTCAACCGAAGGTGTTGGTGCTGCATCATCTACTGTATATGAAATTGGTGCAGGATGGGTTGGAGTTACAACCTATAAGGATGCTGAAGGTAACTTGAGAGTTAAGAAGGAAATTCTTGTTGCAATGTCTGGTATCCAGACTGGAAACGTTCCTATCTATGACGCAGATCCAACTGTATGATATTAATAGAATATGTTATTTGATGAGTTGAATGAGGATAACTTTCTTTTATTTGCTATTAAACATTATGAAAATCCTCAGGCAGTAACAAAAGAAGACTTTGAAAAAGACTTAAATCACTTTAAGTATATTAAAAGATTATTGAAACGATATAAGAATACAGGTCAGTTAAAATCTCATCTTCTTCTTAATCATTTTATTATTCTTTATAATATTTTTGGTGATGCAACAACTCCTATGCTTTTCTATAAGATAGAAGAGGATTTGTGGTCCGCAATGAAAACATTTATTATATTTCTTGGAAAACTGCCTGAGTATCCAAAATGTTATATTCATGACGTACAAGTTGATTTAAACTGTCTCTCCGAATTGTATAAAATCTACAATGAATCCCAAGAAACTTGATAGAATTATTTCTATAATCAGAGAAGAAATGATGACAGCAAATCCTCCTGGAGGATCTGGTGGTTTTTCTGATTCTGGAGATCCAAAAACTAGAGGTGGATTTAGTCCGGTGGTGGGATTCCGAAGAAGAAGAGGTCCACAAATTAAACTTCCACCTGGTTCTCGTAAAAGGTGGAAGAAAACGGAACAATAAATATTAATAAAACTACTTGAGTTATTTGTTTTTAGTAGTATAGCAAAAATAACTCATGGCAGAGATGTTTAATTCAAATACTTCTACAGACACTAAAATTGCTGTTTTGGAAGAAAGACTTTCTTCATATGAGATTATGATGAGAAAGATTGACGAAGCAATACAGATTATGGGTAAAACTAGTCAAAATATTAGTAAAATGCTTGCTGTTCATGAAGAAAGAATAGAACAATGTCATAGGGCAGACGATTATATTGGCAGACTAATTGAAGAATTAAAATTAGAAAATAAAGATCAACATGATGCAGTAACTGAAAGAATAGAAAAAATAGAAAGTAAACTAGAAGAAGTTATAAAGTTTCGTTGGATAATCATTGGAGTTTTTGCTGTTATTTCCTTTGGATTTTCTCAATCTCATATGGTTATAGATCTTCTAACACCAGATTCTTCTCAAGTACAAATACAAAAATAAATAGTTGAGTGTTGGCGACAGGGCCAATGAAAACTAAAAATAAGACAACGATTTATTCCCTTCAAAAAATTACAAATTCAGTTATAAAGTGGACGGGTCTTATAACTGTTTTGTGTCTTGACAAGACCAGATAGTCTGGTAGAATAGATGGACACCTCACTGTATTGTCATGGATTTTGTTGATGTTAAATACATCAATTTGATATCTGGTAGATTTCAAAAGTTTAAAAAAGTAAAACCCAATCTTTATAATTTTCGTTGTCCTATTTGTGGAGATTCGCAAAAGAATAAAAATAAAGCAAGGGGATATTTGTATCAGGTAAAAAATAATACAAATTTTAAATGCCATAACTGCGGTATCAACATATCTTTTAATAACTTTTTAAAGCAGATTGATAGTGTAATCTATAAGCAGTATACTTTTGAAAAGTTTAAAGAAGGACATACTGGAAAAAACTTTACAGTAGAAGAACCTGTATTTAAATTTGAAACGCCAAAGTTTAAATCAAAAATAAATTTACCTAAAGCATCATCAAACTTTGATGCAAAGAAGTATCTGGAAAGTAGAAAATTAAATCCAGATAACTATTATTACGCCGAAAAGTTTAAGGAGTGGACCAACTCTCTTCGCCAAACATTCGACAGCACAGATAAAGATGAACCAAGGATTATTATTCCTTTGTTCTATCAAAATAATCTAGTCGGATTTCAGGGAAGAGCACTTGGTCCCAGTAAGGTTAAATACATCACTATAATGCTTGACGATGACGCACCAAAAATCTATGGTCTCGATGAAGTCCAAAAAAGTGAAACTGTCTACATCACCGAAGGTCCGTTCGACTCAACCTTCATTCGCAACGCAATTGCTTTGTGTGGAGCTGATGGTGATGTTACTAAGTGGGGTATTCGCGATTGTGTTTGGATATACGATAACGAACCACGTAATACAGAAATCCTATCAAGAATTTCCCGTGTTATCGAGGATGGACAAAAAGTTATCATCTGGCCTTCAACAATAAAAGAGAAGGACATCAATGATATGGTTCTATCTGGACTTGATGTTCAGAGTGTGGTAGAATCTAATATCTACTCTGGATTAGAAGCAAAACTTAAATTTACTGCCTGGAAGAAAGTATGAGTAACGGTACAAAGGTTAAAAAACGTGATGGACGAATTGAGTCTCTTGACCTAGATAAAATGCATCTAATGGTCGAAGAATCCTGTAAGGGTCTTGCAGGTGTCTCTGCGAGTCAAGTTGAGATGACTTCTGGAATTCAATTCTATGATGGAATCACTACTGCAGAGATTCAAGAAATTCTGATTCGTAGTGCAAGCGATCTAATTGATCTTGATCATCCCAACTATCAATACGTTGCTGCACGTCTGCTTCTTTTTTCTGTGCGTAAGCAACTGTATGGAAAAATGAAGGAACTTCCTACACTTGAGCAGCATATTGTTCAATGTGTTACTTCGGAAGTTTATGATAATGATATCTACAACAAGTATTCTCAAGAAGAGATTAATCGCGCTGATTCCTATATTGATCATGATCGCGACTTCTTATTCACTTATGCAGGTCTACGTCAGGTCGTTGATAAGTACCTCGTGCAAGATCGAAGCGGTGGTGGAGTATATGAAACTCCGCAATTTATGTACATGATGATTGCTCTGACTATTTTTGCAGAGTATCCAAAGGAAACCAGAATGTCATATGTAAAGAGGTATTATGACGCAATCTCAAAGCACAAAATCAACATCCCCACGCCTATCATGGCAGGAGTACGAACGCCACTTCGACAATTTGCTAGTTGTGTTCTTGTTGATGTTGATGACACCCTCGATTCTATCTTTAGCAGTGATATGGCTATTGGTCGATACGTTGCACAAAGGGCGGGAATCGGTATCAACGCAGGTCGCATCCGTGGCATCAACAGTAAAATCCGTGGTGGAGAAGTGCAGCACACAGGTGTTGTCCCTTTCCTCAAAAAGTTTGAGGCAACTGTCCGATGCTGCACTCAAAATGGCATCCGTGGTGGATCAGCAACTGTCCACTTCCCAATCTGGCACCAAGAAATAGAAGATATTCTAGTTCTTAAGAATAATAAGGGAACGGAAGATAATCGTGTCCGTAAACTTGATTACTCTATTCAGATTTCTAAGTTGTTCTATGAAAGATTTATTCAAGATGGTGAGATCACGCTTTTCTCTCCGCATGATGTACCTGAACTTTATGATCGCTTTGGACTCCCTGGCTTTGATGAACTCTACTGTGCGTATGAAAAAGATACGTCCGTTAAGAAAAAAACTGTTAAAGCACAGGAACTCATCCTTAACCTTCTTAAAGAACGTGCGGAAACGGGTCGTATCTATATTATGAATATCGATCACTGTAACTCACACTCTTCTTTTAAAGATAAGGTTGAAATGAGCAATCTTTGTCAAGAGATTACTCTACCAACTTATCCAGTTCAACATATTGATGATGAGAATGGCGAGATTGCTCTTTGTATTCTTTCTGCAATTAATGTTGGTAAAGTCAAATCTGATGAAGAACTTGAGGAACTTTGTGATCTTTCTGTTCGTGGACTTGAAGAGTTAATTGATTATCAGAAGTATCCTGTACGTGCTGCAGAAATTGCTACAAAGGCACGTAGATCTCTTGGAGTAGGTTTTATTGGTCTCGCCCACTATTTGGCAAAACTTGGATTCAATTACGATTCTCAAGAAGCATGGGATGCGGTCCATGGACTTTCCGAATCTTTCCAATATTATCTTCTCAAGGCATCTAATCAACTTGCTAAGGAAAAAGGATATTGTGGATATTTTGGACGTACAAAGTATGCAGATGGTATTCTTCCTATCGATACTTACAAGAAAGACGTAGACGAAATTTCTTCTATCTCACTTCAACATGATTGGGAAACTCTTAGAACATCTATCCAGGAGCATGGTCTCAGACACTCAACGCTGTCCGCACAAATGCCATCGGAGAGCAGTTCCGTTGTGTCAAATGCAACAAATGGAATTGAACCACCTCGCGGATTCCTGTCCATTAAAAAATCCAAGAAAGGTCCACTTAAGCAGATCGTTCCGCAGTACCAAACACTTAAGAACAATTATACGCTTTTGTGGGATATGCCTAGTAATACTGGTTATATTAATATTGTTGCTGTGATGCAAAAGTTCTTTGATCAGGCAATTTCTGGAAACTGGAGTTATAATCCAGAAAACTATGATAATAATGAAGTTCCTGTGTCAGTAATGGCAAATGATTTCCTTATGTGCTATCGTTATGGTTGGAAAACAGCATATTATCAAAACACCTATGATATTAAAACTGATGAGGTAGTTGAGGAAAAACCAAATCTCCAATCACTACTCCAAGAACTTTCTGGTGCTGAAGAGGAAGATTGCGAAAGTTGTAAAATTTGACGAAAGTGTAAAGACCTGTTATTATAAATAGTAATAGGTCTTTATTTTATCTTATGGAAGGTCGCATTTATAAAATAACAAATAAGTTAAACCAAAATTTTTATATTGGAAAAACTAAAAAAACTTTAAATCAAAGATTATCAGGTCATTTTAATTTTGCATTAAGAAGAAATAGTCAATCTCATTTCCATAAAGCAATAAGAAAATATGGTAAAGAAAATTTTATTATTGAAGAAATTGAAGTGTGTGAAAATAATTTAGGAAGTAGAGAAATGTTTTGGATTTCTAAATTAAAACCAGAATATAACCAAACTCTTGGTGGTGATGGTGGAATTCTTGGATATTCTCATACTGAAGAGACCAAAAAGATAATCTCTCAAAAGAATACTGGAAAACTTGTAGGCAACAAAAATCCATTCTACAATCAAACACATACAGAAGAACAAAAAGAAAAGTGGAGTAAAATGAGAAAAGGGCAACCATCTCCTTGTGGATTTGCTGGAAAATCGCATAAAGAAGAAAGTAAATATAAAACTTCTCAAACACTTAAAACCAATCCAAATGTAAAAAGAACCAAAGTATTTCAGTATGATATTGAAGGAAACTTTTTAAGAGAGTTTCAATCCATTAGTGATGCTTCTAAATTTGTAGGAACAACTCCTTCTAATATTAAATATACCTGTGAAGGAAAATTTAATCATTGTAAAGGATATAAATGGAGTTATGAAAAACTAAATACCTAAAAAACAAATAAGAAATGAAAACATTTCAAGAGTTTATTGCAGAAGCAAAAAGAATAAAATTTTATACATTACATCACGGCACTTCTCCTGAAGCAAAAAAATCAATTCAACAATCTGGATTTAGAAATTCTGGTTCTGCTGGTGCTTATGGTCCTAGAGTATATACTTCTACCAATAGAAGAGTAGCAAATGTACACGGGAGTAGTACAATAACTATGAGAGTTCCTGCAAAGAAAGTAAAAACAATGGATATTAAACCTAAATCTCAATCAGGAACTAATGCATTAGATAAAGGTGAAACTGCAGTTAGAATACCAAATGCAGGAACAAGAACAAGTGCATATAGAAATCTAAAAGGAAAAAAACATTTTGTTGTAGTTGATAAAGATGTAGCAAATAAAAATGTTGTAAAAAATCCTTCACCTACACTTAAATCAGATAAAGAAAAAAGAACAAAAACACAACCAAAGAAAAAATAAAACCATTTAATTAACTGGCACATACTATCTTGTTAAATGTCAGTTGATGCTTTATAATGACTTTGTTGACAAAATCTAAAGCATTAGGTGAAGTTATGATTAAAAAACAATATCCTTTTGTTGAAACTCCTAAACCTGTGAACGAAATGACGCAGGATGAATTGACTTATTTTCTCAACAAAAGGTTTCCAGATGGCAAAATAGTTCCAGATTACATCGTGACAGAATGGACTATTCCTTGGTGGGCAATTTCTTTAGGTTTGCTTGTCTTTCTTTTAATCGTATTATGAAAACCAAATATCTTGAAGGGTTAAATAGAATGGGTGAGATTTTTGTAAGAGTTAAGTTCAGTAGAGGAGGGAGAGTGTGAATCCTGTGCAGTTTAAAATTTCTTCAGCAGAAGAACCTCAAACAAACATCAAAGGAATGACCGTTTTTAACACTGAAAAAGTAGATACCAAAAAGCAACCAATGTTTTTTGGCAAACCTCTTGGAGTTCAAAGATACGATTCATACAAATATCCAATCTTCGACAAACTGACTACCCAACAACTTGGATACTTCTGGAGACCCGAAGAGGTGTCTCTCCAGAAGGATCGTGGAGATTATCAAACACTTCGTCCAGAACAAAAACACATCTATACTTCAAATCTGAAGTATCAGATTATGCTTGATTCTGTTCAGGGTCGTGGTCCTGGTATGGCATTCATTCCTTATTGTTCTTTGCCTGAACTTGAGGCATGTATGGAAGTGTGGGGATTTATGGAAATGATCCACAGTCGCTCATACACATATATCATCAAAAACATTTATTCGGACCCTTCTGAGGTATTTGATACTATCATTGGCGATGAGCGTATTCTAGAACGTGCTAAGAGCGTTACAGAGTCATATGATGACTTTATTCAATCAGCACAGCAATATGGTGTGTCTGATACCTGGATGCATAATCTTGAAGGAGTATCATACGCAAAGGAAACAATCAATGACGTTAAACGAAAACTCTATAGAGCAGTCGCAAACGTTAATATTCTTGAAGGTATTCGCTTCTACGTTAGTTTTGCTTGTAGTTTCGCCTTTGGTGAACTTAAGCTTATGGAAGGATCCGCTAAAATCATCTCTCTTATCGCAAG